TACCTGTTCGGCGCTCAGCTCGTTGAACAGGCCAAATAGCCAGGTTCCCAGCACGCGCTGATCGTAGCTATAGTTCTGATGAGTGGTTACACCGGTGTCGGTGGTACCCGTTTCTACTGCCGGGGCCTGCTGGGTTCCAATCCACGACTGCATGATATTAGCCCTTCCATCCTCTGAAGACGTCGCGTACAGACAAGCAAATTGACTCACCAGATCTGCAGTCATGTTGTCGCGATACTCTTCTGGCCATATCTGCCGGATTGCGCGGATTACACCCGCCGTTACCCCGCCAGTAAAATTTACAACCGCCGGATCAGTTAGCGCGGCAACGACAATACTTAAGGTTTCGCTGTTATCAGCCTGTACCGCTTCTATGACTTCACTCAGTTGCTGGCGGTCAATGTGCTGCTGGTCAAACAACCACGCGGCAGCAATCTGCTGAGGTAAGGAGAGCTCGCGGATAGATGTCCATCCGTCGTCCTGTCCGGAATCGTCCACGTTATCGGCATGCTCATCCTGAGTGTTCACGCCCAGGATCGGGCTCCATGAGCGGCCATCTTCACCCAGGGTGTAGCGATCGCACCAGGTATCATCCAGCACGCCTTCTTCCGGCAGATCATCGGCGACATGCCAGTCGGTGCGCTGCGGCAGCTGGTAGTCAGCGCCACGGCCAACAGCAATATCGGCATCGTCGAGAATGTTGAGGATCTCGCGTTCTGCGCGAGAGTCGGATTTTGCAGATAACCAGCAGAAGAGGTTTTTCTTCTCTGATTTTGCCTTGGCTTTAATCACAAACGCATAGGTGTTCATTGCGTCTAAGCTCCTTTGGGTTGTAAGATCCCCGGCGCTGTATAAGCCGCCTGACTTTGGTGGTTGTAATTTCCGGTGTGCTTTGGTCGGCCTACACCGGAGGGAGAGCCCGCTTCGGCGGGTTTTTTCGTTACAGGGTCACGGCTGGTTGTTCACCGTTACGGACAATGCGCTCCCCTTCGAAACACTCGCCCGCAACATGCTGCTCAACAGCTGCCGCTTCACACTGGCGCTGGTCGTCATACACACCCAGCACCACATACTGAAAATCGCCGTTGGCCATGCCCACGGTCAGCACAAGCGCGAATAACGTATTCATCAGTGCGTCCCCGCCGGTACCAAGTGCGGCTCAATGTTGGGGGCGGCGAACGGCTGGCGAATGTGGCGCAGGTTGCCCTGCGGCTCGTGCCAGTACATGCCTTCGATATGATTAAACGAGACGAGCCAAGCTGCGCCGGTGCGGCTATTGCGCATCACCACTGCCTTCCCGCTGTTTGGTACTGCCTGATTGGTAGTTGCCATCTCATCCTCCCGGTCTTTCCCGGCGTCAGAACGTAAAACCTGCTGCGTGTTTATAGTTCCACCTCATCCGGTGCTTCGTATGCCGCCGGTAGCTACTACGTGGGCTCCATGCCTCGGTGGTCGGTACTGCGTTTTGATGTGGCTAGTATTATCGATTCAATCGATAAGTGTCAATTTAAATTGATGATTAAATTTGTAGGTGTCGATTGAATCGTAAGGGCGGGAATGTTTAGGGCGTAAAAAAACCCGCTCGTGGCGGGTTGTATGGTGAGGAGCTGATCTAGCAGATTTTAAATCTTTCCGATTACGTGTTTTTCAGCCCAGGCTTTCATCTCGTCTATCCGGCTCTGGTAAATCCTGAGCATGTTTTCTCGGTCATTAGGAAGAAGCATGTCATACAACATCAGCAGCCTTTTCTGATCTTCCGTTAGCTCAGGAATCGACGAATAACCTTTCTTAAGAACCTGTTCATCTTCTTCAGTCATGAAGAACCAGTAAAGCGGGCGACCAGTAGCTGAAGGGAGCTGCTCTAAAATCTCAGCCCTAGGCAATATGCCTGCGGAACACCAGCCATTCACAGACTGAGCTTTGGCACCGACGCGGCGACCAAGCTCAGCCTGAGAAATTCCAAGTTCGCTAATAGCCTGCTGTAGACGTTTTCCAAAGTTCATTGCCTGTCCATCCATAAGTCAATTCAACAAGAAGTCCTGTTGACATGAAAGCGATTATACAGATTTTTTCTGTAGGTTATGATTATCGATATAATTTGACACTATCGATTTAATTTGCTTTTATACCGCCATATTCAACAACCAGAGAATCACCATGAAGTTACGCATTCAACGAAAGCTCTTATCTGTATGCAGTCAGGCTGAGTTAGGTCGCCGCTTAGGTCGTAGAGCCCAAACCGTTAACGGATGGTTCAAAAATAAGGTTCCTGGGGAACTGGTAGTCAAAGTCTCTCGCGCCATTGACTGGAGAGTTACCCCGCACGAGTTACGCCCTGACCTTTACCCCAACCCAACTGATGGTCTTCCCCAACAGGAGTAACCATGCACACGCTTACCTTTCAACAGAGTACATCGTTTACACAACCCGCGATGATAAATCGCGCTCAACTGGCTGATGACTTACCGAGTCCTAGTGATATCCGAGACGCCGTTCGCGCCTGGGCAGCGGCAGCGGGGCAGGATGTTGTTGCTGCGCACATCGTAGACCAGTGGCGCAGCTGCGGCGGGGAGGGTATCGAGTTTTCGACAGATATCAGCCGCGCCCGACAAAAACTCTTCAGGTACTTGGATAACCGTTTCGACACCGATGATTGTCGCAATCGGGTTCGCCAGCTGACTCCCGCTATCTTGGCCGTTCTGCCGCTTGAGCATCGCGGCGCGCTGGTGGGCGGTGATTGTAAGCTGACGCGGCTGGCACATGCCGAGAAGGAAGTTGCTGAGGCAAAGCGTACTGTTCTGCTGGACGCGCCCAGGCATCAGAAACTAAAGGAGATGAGCGAGGGTATAGCCGCGCTTTTCAGGCTTGAGCCGGATCTGGCCGGGCCGCTGATGGCGATGGTAACGACGATGCTGGGGGCAATATGACAGGCCTGAAAATGGTGAAAGCCGCGCTGGTGGAACAGCAACGGCTTTCGGGTGCAATTACAGCTAGCAACTGCGAGGTCATTATGACAAACGCTTATTCAAAACACCAGGCGAAAGGGGCATAGCTATGTCAAATGTCGCTTACGCCGATTTTGCGGCACGTACTGCCGCCAGGAGCAACAGGATGGAGAACCAGAAGACCGGTTTCATCCCGTTGTACCGGAGTGTACTGAAGCAGTCCTGGGGGAAGGATGTATATCTCCGCACCCTGTGGGAAAACTTGCTTCTTACCGCTGCGAGGCAGCCCTATACGGCTAACTTTAAAGGCCGTCAGTGGCCATTGCAGACCGGACAACTGGTGACCACCACAGCCGATCTGGGGCTGGCTTTATGCGACCGGAACGGGGAACCCACCAGCCGTCATGCAGTGGACCGTATGCTCGCCTTTTTTGAGAAAGAAAGGATGATTACTACCGCCGGAGAGCGCCGGAAAGGCACGGTGATCACCATCACGAACTATGCGCTTTATGCTCAAAAAATGGACGACTTACCCGCGCATAACGCCGCGCATAACGGCGAGCATAGCCCCGCGCATAACGAATCCAGTAACGGCGCGGCTTCTGAGGGTGATGCCGCGTATTACCCCGAGCATAAGGCCGCGCTTAAGCCCGCGCATCATGAACAAGAAGTAATATTAAATACTAACGTATTTAATGATCGTCAGAAAAAATCCAAATCTCTTCCTGATGCTGCAGTTCAGACCCCCGCTGGTGACAAGTGGGGTACCGCTGAAGATCTGCAATGCGCAGAGTGGTTGCTCGCCCTGCGCAACATCACCAAGCCTTCGATGAAAAAACCGAACCTGATCTCCTGGGCGAATGACATCCGCATGATGCGCCAGCTCGACGGTCGCACACATCGCGAGATCTGTCTGCTGTTCAAATGGGCAGCGCAGGATTCGTTCTGGCACAAAAACATTCTTTCGCCCGCCAAGCTGCGTAAGCAGTGGGACACACTGGTGCTGCACCGCGAGGATGGTAGCCGTAAGACCACCAGCGATGCACCGGCCAGTGACGCGCACTGGAACAGCCCTGAAGCCTGGAAGGATTTCATATGAACCACGAACTGTTTCATGCAGTACAGAGCCGCGATGGCGACATGCTGGCGCGCATGGCGGGCGGCAACCGGGATCAGGCCAAAGTCATCAACAGCGACGCCGAGCGCATGGTGGATCTCCTATTCAGCCAGCTCAAGCAGGTATTCCCGGCTTCCACGCAGACCAACCTGCGCAGCGAGGCGGATGAGCGTACGGCTAAACAGCAGTGGATCGCCACGTTCGCCGAAAACGGCATCCGCAGCCGCGAGCAGCTGGTGGCCGGGATGCAGAAAGCGCGCGCCAGCGTGTCACCGTTCTGGCCGTCGCCGGGGCAGTTCGTCGCCTGGTGCCGTGAGGGCAAGGGTCTGCTCGGCGTGAGTCCGGCGGATGTCATGACCGAATTCTGGAAGTGGCGGAAACTGG